TGGTGGACAGGCTCACAACAATTGTGGACTGGACTAAACATCAAGCTGATCTCGCTGACGCCATAGAAGGCAAGTTACAGAATGTATCTAATGCCATGGCCGCAAGAGGAGTGCAATTTCACCTCGATTTCCAGCGCATGAAACGTGAAGGTAAACCACCTGAAGAGGTATTCACGTTTTACGCGCAAATGATTAATACGCTTCTATCCAAAGGTGTGCCTGTCATCGGACACAACATTTACGCCTTTGACGAACCTATGTTTCTTAACAACATTCAAAGGTTCAAGTTTCCCAAAGTTACGTTTAACGATAACTGCATCATCGACACCAACGGAATCGAGAAAGCTAATGGATTGGGGCCGACACCGGTAACAATTCCTAAGCCAGCTGACACATTACGTTCTTACTTTATGCGATTAAATGCGCTTAGAATAAAAGGGCTTAAATCAAACTTAGGCGAACATTGTTTTGTTAAATATGGTTTTGATCAGCACGTCAACAAATCACAAATGCACAATGCAAGTGTAGACGCATTTTGTGTGCATATTTTGATGGAAAAATTTCGGCAATTGCTCGTACCGGAAACTGTGACAGAAACTCCTAATGCAGGTTCGCCTGCGGTTATTAGATCTGACGCCCTAACACGTTACAGAGGTCAAAGGAATAATTGATGATTACTTATGCTGAGAACTATACGCTCATTGAAAAACCAGTAAGAGTTTCACCCGGAGGGCTACGGCCCGGACAGTCTCCCTCGGGATACGGCAGGAAAATAGCTACTGACAAGATGTTGGTGTTTGCAAATGACAAGCGTAAGTATCGGGTGTACTGCACATTGATCAGCAATGTGGGTAGTTGTTTTGTCGAAGTGCGCGGCAAACGCTTGTATGTGAGGGATTGAAATGTTAAGTGATGCAGATCTGGTGTTCATGAAATTAAATTTCGTGGACAAGCAATCTAACGACGGTGCAACACATTGGCAAGAATGTCACTTGCGGCACTCTGCCTGTGCCATTGCCAAGTTAATTGACACCATTCAAGAATTGCGCGGAGCGATTGTCGATAACTGTTCGGTGACGGTAAAAGGCGAAATGATGGTACAGGAGTGGGCGCGCGACCTGCTGTGTCCTCATGACTGAAAATGAATTGAGAATCATTGAAGCTATGTTGACCGTCAGCACGCCGACAGACACAGTAGTATCTGCGCGGCGGCTGATGGCAGAAGTCAAACGCTTGAGACGCGCAATTGATCTGCATCGGGAAAGGGACAGGCATCACCTATACAAGCCATATCGCCACGACCTGTTGTTGTGGGATTCCCTTGATGCTGATCCGGAGGATAACCATGGCGACACCTGAGCATTACAACAAATCAATTCAGCCGTGGGATGCCATGGAAGCGTGGATGACAAAGGATCAGTTTCAAGGTTTTCTGCAAGGCAATGTCATTAAGTACATTGCGCGTTACAGGGATAAGAACGGTGTAGACGATCTGAAAAAAGCTCAGGATTACCTGACGAAACTTATAAGCACTTACAGCGAGTCAACACATGGATGAGTTTCTGAAAAGTGTCGCCAATAGCGAAGAACTCATCTTTGTGGGAATTGATCCCGGGTCGGAAGGCGCCATTGGATTTCTGTGTGGCAACTTTGCGTGTGTGGTGGACATACCCACATACAAAACGGAACGCTCTGGCAAAAAACTAGATGGTTCTTCCAAAACCAAAACTCTGTTTGATCACAGAGCTATCGTCGAATTGTTTAAGCCTTTCAATCCTTTGCGTAAACGGATCAGGGTTTGTGTGGAAGAGGCGCAGGTTCAGATCAAAGGTAAAGGAGCCAATGCCTACACAGGTTTTCGTGTAGGTGTTGGTTTTGGCATGTGGTCTTTGTTCTTTACGGCGCTAGATTATTACCACGAAGTCGTAGCTCCAATTTCATGGAAGAAGAACATGGGGCTTCAGGGCAAGGATAAAGAATTCAGCCGCATGAAAGCCGCAGCCATGTTCCCCAACGTCAAACTTACCCGTAAGGCTGATCACAATCGCGCGGAGGGTTTGTTGCTGGCGGAGTATTTACGCAGAAAGGTATATGGTGCGTGATGACAAAGTTACGATCGATTATTTACAAGGGAAGACAGATCAATTGGCACAGCGCCACATTGTTCTTACTGCAAGTAGGTTCGGGCAGCGATGCCTACTCCGTCACAAAGTCGATAAGAGGAAATTTAAGGCTGGCTCTTGAATGTTACGACAGCATTCAACTTGAGAAGGGCGATAAGAAACGATTAGTGATGCCTTACGGAACCAATCGTCACATACTGGCACGTACTTACAACGTTTAAGGAATGACTATGCAGATATACATATCTGAGGTTGATGGTGAAAAAATTGCGTACACCGATGAGACTGAATTTTTGATACAAGTTGGTAAAGGCAAAAGTAGCTACAAGACGCAGTACAAGTTTGTTGGTAAGTTGATTCAGGCTGTGATTTACTACCGTGGCGTTAATGTAGGTAATGGTTTCAAGAAACGTTTGCTGATGCCTTCGTGCAGCAAGCGTCGCGGTGTAGTGGCTCGGCATTTATCTTAGGAGTGTGTAATGGAAGTGACAGAAGCGGACAAGGCACAGGTCGAAGCAACTCAGGACGTGTCTAGGTTTCTAGAAGACCCTGAAGGCTTACGCATTTTCAACGTGCTTCTGTCGTTGCGCCGAGCCTATGTGGTTGCGTATTCGGAATTGCAGAAGATGCTCGACACTCCCAAGGATGATGCTGAGTACCATCCCTTGTCGTGTGACATTATCGTGCAGTCGGCCATGCACGCTGCGGCCAAGCCATTTCAAGAGAAGCAATTGTTCACGGGATTGCATAGTGCTGTGCTTCCGTGGCTTCAGGAAAAGATGGCTGAGCATTCCAAGATTGAGGAAGAGCAGCTTCTTGTACTGGAACAACGCCGCAGGGAGACACCTGTACCTCTAGGGTTCAGGCTCCCATCTGACACGATGACACTTGCCAGAGACAGGTCTTTGACACTGGCGGGTGACCCGACTCAAATTAGTGCCTTATTGAACGCCACGTCCGCCGCAGCAGAAGTAGCTGGTATGGTGGTTCTACGCTTTGGCATGCAGCCTGAGCCTGATAAGCAGTCTGCCGTGTACTGTTCGTTTTCTGCTGAACAGTGGAAAGATGTCGCTAAGAATCCCAGCACCTTTGGCAAGTTCACGTCTATATCCATTCTCAAACAAATGGATGTACCGCCTGACTTGGTTATTGTTGATGATTTGGCGTTGGCCCACCCTGAGTTATTCGTGGGTCAACCTGTCGGCGCTACGGCTGGTAACGCGCACAAGGTTATTTGGCGTATGTGTCAACAGTTAGGTGCGGCATTGCTTGGAGCGGTGCCGACGACGGATTCAGATATTACAGGACCCGAGTATGAGCAACTGCGCGTATTCAGCCAGTTGCGCCGGGTAGACGAAAACGGCAACATTACTTAAGGAACGTATATGAGCAGCAAGACTACAAGAATTATTGTGTCGTTTACAACTAAACTTGTGGATCCTGACAATATTGCTTCGATGACCCCGGACTTTAAGGCGCCGTCTAACTACAAGGACGCCGACAAGATCTCCAAGTACATTAAAGAACGTAAGGACAGTTTCGAGGCCGATGCAGCTAACCAACCTTATACGGGTACGTTCGATGAAGTGATGCTTGTAGATTTGCAGAAACAGCTTGTGGGTAAATGGTCCAGCAAAGACCGTGACGCTGCGGATGGTCTGACAGTTGCCGAAGCCGCAGCCTCGTGGATCTTACGTAATAACCCTGATGCGTTCGTCGGCGACATCTTAGACACGGCAAATTCCAACGTTGTGTTTATTGGGTTTGACACGCGGCTGTTTTTAAAGATGCTTGGTTTGGACTGCACGTTACCTGACAGCAAAGTGCAAGTGCCATTGCGACTTTGGTATAATAATGCTAACCACAGAGATATTACCGAAGCGGTGATGCCTTCTGAGTTTTCGTTGTCGTGGCCTATTGTCTTGAAATTGCGCAAGCCATGGGAAACGAACGACGCAACCAAGAAATGGGATGTTTCCAGTTGGACACGGCCGCACGTTAATGTACAACAGGATAGCTGGTTAATTACGGAACTAGCTGCGCAACTTGGCTTTTTGAACGACTAATATTATGTCACGTCAACAACAAGCCCGTGCAAATAATCCCACGAAAGAAATCGTGAGCTTAGGTAAGGCACACGATTTCGCTGAACAGTTTCCGAAAGTGCCTTTGCCTTTGGGGTTATCTAAATCTCTCTACGAGATGTTAGCCGACTTTGTATTTTTCACGCCGGCGTTGGCTAACTTGCACGGTGCTTTTGTTGATGGACATTTTGTTGATTTGCAGAAAGACATGACTGCGCCTTTAAAAATCTATAAGCATAAATTCTTTTCGTCGATCTTTAAGAATCTAGTTAAAACCGACGGCGATTCTTCGTGGAATCACACATTGTTTGCCATACAGAAAGAACAATGGCCTGCGCTTGAAGATCACATCTGTGGCATCACAATGTTTAGTTTGGCGCGTAAGCTTGCAGCCAAGTTTGCGATACAGACATTTAACATTGCCGATCCATTAGCGTCTGATTTGCATATGCTCGTATCCAATGTCATACCCATCAAAGCAATAGGGATCATTTCCAACAACAGCACGATTTGTTTTAAGCCAGACGAGCTGATTCCCTATCCCATAAAATTGCCGCCTGAGAAAGAAATGCAAACGTTTTTTGATGCGTTTGCGGCGGGTAAGAATCCTCTGGTTGAAATTGCTAATACGAAGAATGGTGTGTAATGGCACTGGCTGCGTGGAACACATGGTTTGACAAATTAAGTCCCGTCGGCAAAGAGACGGTAGAAGAAACACGGCGTAGTCCTGTATCGCGTGAATTGGCTATGCATAAAACAGTTGTATGTGATGACGCACAGTTATTTAAAAACAGCTTTGCCAAATTAAGCGAATTTACACGAACCGTCATTCAAGAAAAAGTTGCAGCCGAAATGCCTGTGGGTGACGTCGTTCCTAATTTCACGTCGATAGGTTATTGGATTGTCGAATGCGCAGACGGCGAGGCTCCTAAGATTAAGAACGTACGCACGTCTGTAGCCTTGGCCAAGTATTTAAGTTCGGCAGAAGGTAAAGACGTTTATGTATTTCCTTTTTATGGCGTACCTCTGCCTGTCACTAAGGGGCCGCAGAGGTATGTGTATCTGCCTGACGGTGCAACGGCATTGACAGTTCCTGCGGTAAAAGATGGTGCGGTTACAGAAGTCGATACTGAGACATTATTGCCTGTGGTCAAGATGCAGGCAGACTATTATTTTGGTCCAGTCGAAATGATAACGAGTGTCACGTTCAAAGAAGACAAAAAGAAACAAGTCAGACAGGCGCCAATACCGCGTAATGACGACGATTACGACGACTAAATAACAGACCCTAAACGCGTCATATTATCTGCAATGCGTCGCGCTATCCATTTCGGATAGCGTGTCAGTTATTGCGTGGAGGTTTCTCATGACTACTGCTAGCAATATCGACAACACCATTGCGCTCGCAAAGTGGCACAATGCCACGATGCCGAAAAACCGAGTAGGTGTCGCCACAAAGTTCAGAGGCAACGTGGGAGTTGCCTTGCTGGCAAAGGAGGTGACGGTCATCGAAGACCGGCATTTTGTACTGTCCGGTGAATGGCTGGTGGTACAGGACGTACCGCCTAATTACCTTGACGGGGCGTTGGGAGATTGCACTCCCAGCGCCACCGTGGCGCGGATCTTGCCCTTCGGGGCAGGTGTTGTTGGTGGCATCAATGCCACCGAAAGCGTTTTCCCTTTGAGGGGGATGCCAGCCGCGCAGTGCGCGGCGGACGACGCTGCGTCGTTCACCGCTGCCGTGGCGGTGGACGTGGCGATGACCACGGCGGCTTGCGCCGCTGGGCGCAGGTCATGGGCCGACATGGCCCTTGTTGTGCGCGGCCAATTGCGCAAGATCGATCTGATTTTGCAGCAGGACTCGGTCTTGCTTAATCCTTTCATGGGCGCCTTTGCGGCGCTCCGGGACATCAAGTCCCCAATTCCGACAGCGATGTCGGATGGTAGCGTAGCCTACGAGGTTACACACTTGCTCGGAGAGGGGCAGGTGGATAACTACTTGGAGGAGGCGCAAGCCTTCGTCCTAACTCCGTTGTCCACCGGAGAAAGGTGGGACAGCAAAGAGTGGGTGGAATACCCACACGGGCTAAAAATTAGTTTGGCGTTCCCGCCAGACATGTTGGCGTAATGCAGAGACCACGTCTGGCCTTAGGGCTGGGCGTGGTCTTTTTTTTAACTATTGCAGAAATTATTGTCGAGCTTAGAATGTGCGGACACGAGGAATATACCGTGGTTATCCGTTGTACCGTTTGTATGAAAGTTGTTATTGCTCCTGACTGTAAGGAGCATGAAAATACTTATGACTGTTTTTCAAAGTCATGTAAATGCGGTGCCGTTAATTACTGTACGGTCAATCACGTGTTAACTGCCACCAAAGAAGCACTGCGCTGGAACTCTAATACAGACGATTGGCTACCTTTCAAACCTGCCTAAATTCAAGGCAAAATTGCGTCATATAACATGTACAGCGGTTTAGCTGTGCCGGCGTAAGCCGTTGTTTAGTGGAGGATGCACGATGCAAACTGAATTCGTAACGTCCGTAGTAGCCGCAGACAGGCTAACGAAAATGGTGACGGGGTTGGGTATTGCGGAGTTGGCTACGGCCGACTCCGAAGAGGCGGCTCGCGCCACGGAAATTTTCAACACCGCTCTTGGGGCCTTTGGCCCCGGTGAAGTGGTATGGCGGAACAGGTTTGGGCAATATTCAAAGCTCGTCCTTCGCACTTTGGACGCCGTAACGGCGTCCAAGTAAATTTTGACCAAGCTGTCCGGGGCGTTCCCGGGTGGCTTGGTCTTTTTTTTTAGCTATCAGAGACTTTTGTTAATCGAACTTGTAACTAATCCTTTCCTTTCCTACACTTGCACAAACCCCTATTTCCACGAGGTGGCCATGTCCAATCCGATGGTATTACCCGAAGGTACTAAACGCTTCACGCCAGACGACGCGCATTACCATCAGCCCGACGAAAGACAAAGGTATTTGTTGGGTGGTGGTGTTACGGGTGATTATGCTGTTATTCCCGGCTCATATGGCAAAAATGACGGACGCAGTAAAGGCTTTGACCACAACGTTCCTGACGTTGTGTGTATTGATCCTGATGAAAAAGGCGGCAACATTGTTGTTGACTTGGCCAACATAGATAAAAAAAACTACGAAAAGATTTACGCCAAACACGGCAGTGAAGACCCGTTTAAGATTTATTCTGAATTAAGCACAGCTCAAAAATTACCGGAAAAGAAAGCTATGGAACCCCTTCGTTCTAATCCTTTGATGCCCGGCAGTTACGTTGTTCCACGTGCTGACATGGAAGGCACGCCTATGCAATCTTATGCTATCCCCTCAAACCCTATCGTTACTCAAAGAACTGTAGCTTCGGCTGCGCCTGCGGAAGAACCTGTCCTTCCTCCTCTTGGCGCCAAACAAGACCCCAATCAACTTATCATTGCGCAACTCATGGCTCAGGTATCTCAACTGACGTCTATGATGCACACAAATCTGACTCGCAATGAACCTACGCCTGCCCCTGTTACGAAGACCGTTAAACCTGAGGAGCCTGTCATGTCAGAAGCCGCACCAGACGTAAGTGCCAGTATGGGTTACGAAGCGTTGGAAATTCCCTTTGTTGTTGGACCAACGCCTCAAAAAGCCAAAACGCAAGTGTTTATTGAATTGCCCGGTTTTGGTTCTATGTCTACTTGGTTTCATGGTATTTTTACGGGTGACGGTTGTGTGGTCCTTGTCTATGACACACGTTATGCTGACGGCCAACAGTTCTGTCCTCCTTACAGCTCTGAAACTCATCCTGAAGGTTTACCTCTTAAAGTCGTTGTACCAGCGCCTAAGCCCAATAAGCTTAAAGAGAAAGATAAGATCTACGACACCAAGTATTTTGGCCTTAAGTTTGCGTTTGGTGTGTTTGACTGCGTCATCCTTGTTACAGTAGATAAAGATGATTCAGAGGAAGACAACGGCTAACGGAGTTTGTCATGATTGAAAAACGCGGTATTATTACAGAACAGACACCCGACAGCCCGGTCGAAAAGGGTTGCTCGGGTAAATGCACTGGCGCCTGTTCTACTGAAAAACAGGCCGAAGATATTCATGATCGGCATATCGCCTCACGTCTGTCAGATGAAGCTGCGGATGCCTTTCGCCGCAAATAAGCAATAAGCACTTACAAGGAATGGCGTCATGACTTCGGCGTTGATGCGCGGCCAATTTACACGTTTCTCGGGACTTGGCGGAGGTGCCGAGTTTCCCGATCCGTTCATGGACGTAGCCAGTCTCTCCATTCCCCAAAACATTAGATCGGCGCTGTATTGGTGTGAGTTTATTTGGAATTACCATGGCACCTACCGTATGGCCATGGAACGCATCATTAGTTACTTCCTTACTGACGTTGTTATTGAAGATGCCTCTGACGATGAGCGCGAAAAGTGGGAAGAATACTTACGAGATGATTTGAACATCATTGGTGAGATTCAAACAGCTCTCCGTAATCGCATGTGTTACGGTAATGGTTTTTGCAGTATCGTTGTACCTTTCAAACGTTTTCTTAGTTGCCCTAAGTGTGGATATCAGGCACCTCTCAAAGAAATTTACGAAAACAAAGTATTTAATTTTAGTTGGCAGATGCCTAATTTTGTTGCCACATGTCCTGTATGTGCCAAGAAGGGTAAAGAAACATATACGGGGCCTTGGAAAATCAAGGACGAGAAAGACGAGAACAAGATTCGCGTCAAGCATTGGAACGTGCATGAAATCGAATTGCTGCATGACCTGTACACGGAAGACTTGCATTACATCTGGCGTATTCCTGAAGATTACCGCAGACAAATTCGACAAGGTTCTTTGTTTCACTTAGAGCGTGTGGATCAGGAAGTTCTAAAGGCCGTGCAATTAAATCAGGTTTTTAGATTTAATCCTGACGCTATTTTCCACATGAAAGAACCAACCTTGTCAGGCATGATTAACCGAGGTTGGGGCATTCCTCGGTTGTTGTCTAACTTCAGACAGATTTGGTACGTGCAGGTCCTTCACCGTTTTAACGAAGCCATTGCTCTTGATTACGTGATTCCATTTAGGATTATTACACCTCAACCACGACAGGGTGCAGGTGGTCCGTCAGGCGGAGCTATAGATCCGTTAATGACATATGACGGTGGTGATTTCCGCAATCAAGCTTTGCAGATGATTAGACGTAGGCGCAGAGATCCAGCCTCGATTCAAGTATTTCCGTTTCCCGTTAATTTCCAAATGTTTGGTGCCGACGCCAAGCAATTAGCACCAACGGAATTAATTGCTCAGGGTTACGAACGGCTGTTGAATGATTGCGGCACCCCCGTTGAACTTTATAATGGAAGCTTGCAACTTCAAACGGCGCCTGTAGCTTTGCGTTTGTTTGAAGCCACGCATCATCCTTTGGTAAATGACGCCAATAGATTCTTGCGTTGGTTGACGACAGAGATCAGTCGCATTAAGTCGTGGGAGACCGTCAAGACATCCCTTAAGCGCATCACTATTGCTGACAATCTTGAGAAGCAAATGATGGCTGCGCAGATGATGATGTCACAACAGTTGTCTGGCACTACGGTTCTGCGCGATATGGGTTATGATTGGAGACAGGAACAGAAGCAACTTGGAGAGGAGTCGCGATTCCAGACAGAGA